GAAAACATTTATTATTAAAGTAAACCCTTTGAAGATGCCCAACTTTGGTGACTATACTACTTTTCAAGAAGAATTTGAGAAATATGCTAGGCGCTGTAAAAAGAAAGCTTGGGCAACTCCAGAAGGTTTTTCATTAGAGTTTGATTCGCTTCTTCAAGATCTTCGTGAATGTGTCTTTGTAAGACCTATAAGTGATGAAGAGGAAGCAATTATTCGTAAACGATTTAAAATTTTAGAAGAAATATGATTCAGAGTTTTTCGGATATTATTACTAATAGTTCAAGTGAAGTATTTGTAATAGAATCAGACGATCACGAGAAGATTAAAACATTTCTAACTGATGTATGTGAAGTATTTGGTTGGGATGTAAATGATTTAATGACCTTTGAATCTGTTGAAGAAGACGGAAAAGTAGAAGGTTGGTGTTCTACATATAAAGCTGGTGATCTTCTTATTTGGAGTAACAGGGACAATTCTATTCCTTATATAATTATAGAAATAATAGATGAAATGAAATGGGATTATCTTCCTGCTCTAAAAGATATAACAATTTCTGACGTAACTAGAGAACATTTAGGATGAAATTTATTACTAAACTACAAAGCTATACAGATATCATTACTAATTCTTCTTCTACAGTATTCATAATGCATGAAAGTGATGCTAAATTCTATGAAAAAGATACTCCTGGAGGTTATTGTACTATCGAATGTATAGATTATCAGTGGTTATTAGACAACCGTTGGGAATGGGAATTAGTATTTGATTTTCTAAACATTGATAAAAATACTATTAGTAAAGAAATAGAAGGTTATTATAGTTTTTATTGGGATGACCCTGATGAAGATTTATGGAGACTTTGGGTAGATGACAACCTATCTCTATTACAAGAAAAGTTGTTTGGGTTTTATCATGTAGATATTGAAGATCATTTTGAAGGTGCTTATGAATATATAGAAAATGCTTCAATTGATGCTTTAAAAACTGAATGGAGACATTAATATGAAAATTATAGTTCAAATACAATCAGTTTCTGATGTTATAACTAATAGTTCATCTGAAGTATATCTTAGAACTCATTATGGGTGTGAAGATGATTTTAAAGCAATAATAGATGCTTTAGCAGGTGAAGGTTTTTCTGATAATTTTGAAATAACTGATAAAGACGATCGAATTTCAATTAAGGCTAAATCAGAAGAATATGAAAATATTGCTGCTATTTTAAGAAATGTAAATTTTTTATTCTATGCTTCGGATTGTGGTTAAAATTCAATCCATATCTGATATTATAACTAATAGTAGTTCAGAAGTTTTTTGTACTATTACTGGTAAAGATATGGAATCTATTTTTGAAATATTATATCCTTTATTTGGAGGTCAAGATTCAGAGTTTGAGCCTACAATTTCTTATTTTGAAACTGAAAATCCTCCTTATATAGAAATTAACATGCCCTATGGGTTTGATGGAGTTACTACATTCTATAAAGCAGGCTTAAAGGCATTTTTAGATCAAGCTATTGGAGAAAATAATTATAGTATTAATTATGAATTTTAAAATTCAATTTATTAGTGATGTAATTACTAATAGCAGTACTGAAGTATATATAACTTATTATCCATCTGATAAAAACGCGATTATTAATGTAGTTAATGCTATCTTAGCTATTAATGGTGAAGGTAAGTTTGAAGATTATTTTGAATTTAAATGGTTTCCAAATGAAGACCTTCTATATGACAAGTGGGTAGATGATGGGGTTCAAATTCCATTTGAACAATGGGTAGAATCTTTATCTGAAGATGACCTTTTTGAGGAATATGAAACCTGGGATGATAGGCGCAATTTTATTGGTGGTTATTCAATTACTGCAAAGGATCCGAAAAACTCAAAAGCTGCTGACTTGTTAACAAGTTTAGATAGTATATTCACTACAGATATTAGTTACTGTTAATATGAAAGATTTTAAACATTTTGGTCTGAAAAGACGTTTTTATCCAGATTGTAATTATAATGCAATCTGGTGTAATCTCAAGACAGTACGTCTTGGAGAAGGTAAAGCCTTAGAACTTCCAGCTAATGAATCTGAGTTTTATGATGTAGGTATTAATACTAAATGTAATGCAGAATGTCCTTTCTGTTATGTTAGTGCTTCTGGACAAGGTATTAATTACCCTGACATCTGCGAAACTTGGAAGAAGTGGATGGATACTTTCTGGGAAAAGCAAGAAGATCGGGTTCTTCTTACTAATAAACCATTTCAAATTGCTATTGGTGTATTATTTTAAATTTATAATTACTTTTCATTAATATTTTAATTTTTAGGTAAAGTTACTTTGAAGAACCAAAAATGGTGCATATAATTGTATAGAAATAAAAAATAAACAATTATATGAAAAAATCGGATTTAACAAATGTTTGGGGAATATATAAAATACTTAACACTGTTAATGGTAAATTTTATATAGGATCTACTAATAATTTAAGAAAGCGTTTGTATGAACATTACAGAGAATTAAATCTTGGCATTCATACAAATAAACATTTGCAAGCTGCATGGATTAAATATGGAAAAGAAGGCTTCAAATTTCAGATTTTAGAAACCATTAAAGATACAAGTAATTTTACTAATGAAGATTTAAGACGGTTAGAAACAGATTACATTCAAAGAACACAATCTTATAAAGATACTATAGGCTATAATATAATTGCTGGTGGTATTGGAACATTAAATATTCCTTGTTCGGAAGAAAAAAGAAAGAAAATTTCAGAAGCTAATAAAGGAAAAAAAGCTTGGAACGAAGGAATAGCTATGTCAGAAGAGCAAAAAACATTGTTAAAACAATCTAAAAGAAAATCTAAAGGTAAAGCTATTGATATTTATACTTTAGAAGGAGAGTTTTTAGAAACTTTAGATTCTATAGCAGAAGTTGTAGAAAAATATAAAGTTGCTAAAAATACGATTATGGATCAATGTAAAGGAAGACGTAGTGGTAAAAAATATATTTTTAAATATCATTCTGAGGAAGAATTGGTGGAAAATACTAAAAGCTATATTAAAAATAAAACATACAACGAAAAATTATTTTATATTTATAATTTGGAAGGAAAATTATTAACTAAATTAAAATATAAAAAAGATGTTGTATTTTATTTAACTAATTCTACTGGAAGAAATGGTAATTTAGAACGTAAACTAAAAGATTGTGTAGATTTTGGAGAATCTATTTGTTTATATGAAAAGTATATTGTAAAATTTGAAGACGCCCTTAATAGTGGCGACACTATTAATGAATCGCGCCAACTCAACAAGGATGGTGTTGAGGGTATCAGTAATGATGCTAACGGGGAAGCCTAAAACTAATACCAGTCATGGTAATCCCGTGCTAACTACAAAGGTAATATGTTGTAGTAGTGTAACGAGTATGGATGAACCTTCTAAATGAAGAATATAAAACTTCGAAGGGCGCGACATCTCACGTAGATGAAAATGTATTCTGTGGTTGTGGAAACACAACTGTCCCGACGTCAACGGGAGAACCAACTATTCACCCAGAATTTTGTAAGTTCTTGGAGACAGTATATAATACAGGTGTAGTACCTAATTATACTACCAATGGTATTACTATTTCTAAATCAGGATGTGTGTCTAATGCAATTTTAGAAGCAACTCGTAGGTATGTCGGAGGAGTGGCTGTCTCTTTTGGTAATAAATCTTTAAGACATTACTCTAGAACAGCAGTAAATAAACTTATTACTCTTGGTGATACCAATGTGAATATCCATCATATTATTTCTGATAAAGAATCTGTTGATGAATTTATAGCAGAATGGGTAAGATATGGCGATAGTATCCTTTATCATGTTCTTCTTCCCTTAATGCCTAGTGGTCGTAGTTCTGAAGGAGTTACCGAGGGTACTTTTGAATATCTTGAAGAAATGATCGAAAAGAATGGAATCAAGAATGTTGCATTTGGTGCCCACTTTATTAAGGATCTAAGAGATTCTAAGATTAAAACCTGGTTGTACGACGAACAATCTTTTAGTAAGAATATCATCTTAACTAAAGATTTAGTTCAGATTACTCCAAGTAGTTTTGATTTGAACCCAATTATGAAAATTAAACTGTGAGTAAATATTTAGTGCCAATTAGTGACAATGGTGGGTATCCGTACTTTGTATCTACATCAGCTCGTTCTATAGAAGAAGCTGAACGTAGAATAATGAATAAACTCACTAACGAATGGGACTTAGAAGTTCCTGCTGATTGGGATGATTTTTGTAGCAATGCGTTTGACTCTGGTTATTATATTG